TTGGACGCCTTCGCCCTATGGGGGTGGAATTAGACGATATTGCGACTGTTTTTGAGGGTGTGAATGTTGCAGCAAAGCAAATGTCATTGTCTTCCGCAGATACAGAAGGCGTAATGTTGCAGCTCAGCCAAGCTTTGGGATCTGGAACTTTACAAGGTGATGAATTTAGAAGCGTGATGGAACGGCTGCCAAAGATTGGACAAGCAGTAGCAAAATCAATGGGTGTTAGCATTAGTCAGTTAAAATCACTTAGTAGTGCTGGCGCAATAACGACTAAAGAAATTATCAAAGCATTAAAGGATGTGAAAAACGAAGGCTTCCCTAAGCCTGACGCCGTAATGCTATTCAATAAAGCGATGGCAGACCTTTCAACAGCAATTGGGCAAAAATTAACACCTGTGATCAATCCTGTACTGGAGCTCATAGCAAATCTAGTTAATAAGTTCTTGCAGCTTCCAGAACCAGTTCAAGCGGCTGTTATTGGTTTCACTGCAGTGGCTGGGGCTTTTGCTGTAATCGCCCCGCTTCTCCCAGTAATTGCGGGTGGTCTGGCGGCTATCGTTGCCGTAGTAACAGGCCCTGTTGGGATTGTCGCTGCGATTGGTGGAGCAGTTGCGGCTTTCTTCGCCATGAAAGGGGCTAGTAACGAAACAAAAAAACCGGTCGAGGAAGTCAACAAAAAAATTGACCAGACAAAAACTGCTGTTGATCAAGCAGCCCTTGCTAAACAGCGGTTTATTGAATCTACGAAAACACATATTGGATTTCTTGAAAAAGAAAAGAACACAATTAAGCAACAAGAAGCAGCATTTGAAAACTCTTTAAGGGTTACGGATGCAAGGCTCAATGCAGAATCTGCAATCAATCAGATGCAGAACCAGGGCCTGCAAGTTGCATACGAGCAAGCCAATTCAGCCGGTGAACGCTTGAGGATTGCACAAGAGATCTTCCAAAACGAAATGGAAGGAGCAGCGATTGTTTATCAGCAAACCTTAAACAGCATTGAAGCAGAGCGGCAAAGGCTTGAGTTCCGCAAGCAGGCTGCAGTCCTTGAAGGAAAGATGATTCAAGCTAAGGGCGAACTGGCTGCAGCAGAAGCAAAAAGCGCAGACAAAGCAGCTTTAATTTTGGAAAAAACAAAGGCAGCAGTAGGCGTTCAAAGGCAAACTGTAAAGATGCTTGATGGCCAAATTTCTGCACAAGGCAGGATCGCTGGTCATCAAAAACGAGCTGCTCAAGCTCAGCTTCAATCAGCACGCATGACGGCAGAGCAAAATTTAAAGCAGAAACTTGTCAGCGAAGAAATTAATATGAGTGATCAGAACGCAGGTAAGCTTGTCGGCAAGCTTGGTGAAACTACAACGAAGGCAATTTTATTGAAAAATGAACTTAGCAACAGCAATACAAACACGCAGAACTTAGCGACAGGGACCGGGCAAGTCGCACAGAATGCACAGCAATCAGCTTTCATGTTTATTGAGGTTGCAAATAATGCCGCGTCAGCGGCAAATGCAATTAACGCGGCAGCAAACGCGCAGGTTCGATTGAATAATGCACAGGCGGCACGCTCCCGAGCCAAAGCACAAGCGTCAAGCACAACAACAACAACAACAACGGAAGCTGCGGCGGCTGGCGCTTACTGGGGCGGTGGCTTCCAAGCCTTTGCTAAAGGCGGCATGGTTAAAGGTCCAACACTTGGCCTTATTGGTGAAGGCGGCGAACCTGAGTACATCATCCCGCAAAGCAAGGCGGCTGGGTTTGCTGCCAACTTCCTGTCAGGTAAGCGTGGCGCTGGCGCTATCCCAGGCTTTGCCGATGGCGGTGTTGTTGCCCCATCCTCTGCAAGCGTAAACATCCAGACTGGACCTGTAACGCAAATGGGCGGCCAAAACTATGTAACAATGCAAGACATGAGTCAGGCAGTGCAAGCCGGTGTTGAGCAGACCTTGCAATTCTTGATGAATGATGGAACTGTTCGTACAGGGGTGGGTTTTGACTGATGGCAACTACTTATGACATCCTGTGCTTTCTTGAATACTTCGCTGATCGCACGTCAGTCTTAGACGGTTCAGGAAACCGAACGCCTACAAAGCAATGGCAAAATTTTTACCCTGAGGCTCAGTTGCTTTCTGCAGATTCAGATGCGACTGGAGAGTACAAGTATTTAGCTTTTGACATCGAAGGTTTTGGTTCGACGCTTGCATCTGAGTTGAATGATTTAACTGTAGAGATGGCGGCAACGGCTGAATTGATTGACATCACAGATACGGCAATTGGCGCAGACAACTTAATTGTTGCTTCTCTGTATATTCAAGATGCAGGTGAAGACGCTTTTGATTCAGGCAGCGCGCAGCTAATCAGCCGTTATATCGGCAGCATTGCCGCTGCTGAGGTTTCTGATGAAGCAATTAGCTGGACTGTCAACCCGGCCATTGATACACTAAAAGCACAGGTTCCGACCAAGAAAGTTGCCCCTGGGATGCTAATGCGTTCTTACCACGCGATTCCTACTAACAAATGACTGAAGAAACGATCCTTGCTCACTTGTGTACGGTTGAATGCGCTGATGGTTCGATGGTAGAAAATGCACGTATTTTTTACGATGGCAAAGATTTAATTTATCGAAACGCAGATGGCGAAACAATTGAAGGAGTCAAAACGCATGGTGCAGAAATAATTAACGTATCGACAAACTTAAGTCTTATTTTCTATAAGGAGCGAACACGATGAGCCCGGCATTTTCAAATAAGGCTGTTAAAAAAATGCAACAAGAGCAGAAAAGACGGCTTTCTAAGCATTTGAGGCAGCAGGCCAAGAAAAAGAAAAATCGCAAAGCAAGAGAACAAAAAAAACAAGTCCCAGCTAGTGCGTCGGCTGAACGGGATGCTTCGCCAGCGCAAAGAAAAAATGCCGCTTCGATTAACGCTAGCAGTGTTGGCCCGCAGCAACAGATCGCACAGGCTGGCGATACTGTCCCGTTATTGTTTTGCAAACGCGTCACAATCAGCGGCACTAAATACGGCGGTACCTGGATCCAGCCAGATCTGCTAAAACAAGCTTCGTATAATTTTAGTGGAGTCTTTCTTTACGCAATAAGCCAAGGAAATGTTGCGACGACCGTAAGCAGTCAGCAAGTGTATGTAGGTAGTGTTGCACTCAAGTTTTTGCCGAACGTTACGCCCCCAACTGTTACCCAATACTATAAAAGCGAATCTCAAATGGCAGCAGCGAAGAACGTGTGCCCTATCACAAGTAATAAGATATTTTGTGATATTGATACTGCTTATTACGTTTCAAAGTTTCAATCACCTAAAGGATTTATTGAAAGATGGAACCCAAATATTGAGACTTATTTTTATAATAATCGTTTAATTACGCGTGGAGAAGGTGATACCACCAACTCAACTTGGTCAGTACCAGGCACAGCTATAAAAGCTTTTGAAATTGAAACAGGCATTGACAGGACTGCTGATTACTGGGCAGGGACTAGCGGCGCTGCTAATTTTACATTTAATTTTAACGCCACATTTTTTCAAGGCGGCGCTATTTCTGGCGGCTATGCTGTCGGTTTTGTAAACCCATTTTCTATCCCAATTGGGACTTTTGGAGCGCCTTTTAGTTCAAATTTTTTCACAATTCTTTTTGGGACAAGCAATCCGTGCTTGATTGTATATCCAGAGGCAACTGTAAACAAACAAAGCAACCCAAGCAACCCTGCTAGCACAGGTCAGTTATACGGGTTAGAACTAGAAGAAGGTTATAGCCCCGTCTCTAATCCTGCAGCATTCCCTTCGTCTTATGACTTTACTGTTTTCTCTGACATCACTTTTTTAGAAATTGATGGTGACATATATGACGCCGTGCAGCAAGGAAACCCGAGGAAAACTACTCGTCAAATTTCTATTTTTTACGACAACGGAGCTGATGTTGTTTTGTATAGCCAAGGGCTGTCAACGGCTGGGCCAAGCAATCAGTTTGTTGACTTAGCAATGCATTTGTTTGCTTTAATCAAAAGAGCAAACCCAAACAACGCGTCAATCTCACAGCCTATTGATACGTCTAATTTGCAGGCACTGGCTACTTTTTCACAAAACATAAAAACTTTTTTCAACGGCGTAATTGATCAGTCTGTAAACGTCGTGGAGTATGTGACGAGCATGGCACCGTTTTTCCTGCTTTCGTTTATCTCTGAAAATGGACGCTACAGCTTGCAGCCGCTGTTGCCGTTGTCAAGTAACAACATAGACGTTTCTGCGTTGACGCCTGTAAAGACTTTTACCGAAGCTGATATTTTGCCAGGGTCATTTTCAAAAGTTTATTTTGACCAGGCACAAAGGCGAAACTTTAACGTTTCAGTAATTTTCAGAGAATCTTCTGCTCAAGAAATCGGCGGGCAACGTACAAAAACTGTGCGATTCTCAGCGACTGCTAATGATGCGCCGACAGAGCAGTTTGATATGACAGATTTTTGCACAAATCAAGAGCACGCAGAAATCTACGCCAAATACGAATTGTCACGGCGAAAGCATTCAACTCATACAATCAGTTTTGACGTGCCATTGCTAACCACATCTTTGATCCCAACTCAGATCATCAAAGTGCAACGGCAAAGAATTAACACTACGGGAGACGATCGAACAGAAATCGAGACTTATCAAGTCACAAGCATTGAACACGCTTCAGACGGCACAACAAGCATTTTGGCCATGCACTTTCCTGTTAACAGCAGTGGGGTTTCATTAATTAGCAACGATGTTGTCAACACTACTTTTGAGGTTGTCTGATGGCTGATTTCCCTGCATTGATTCCAAACGCAAGGCAGTTAACGCTTGGCAATTTCCCGCAAGCAACTTATGGTGGGCCTAGTGGCATTAACGTTCGTTTCTTGTTTAACGAAACAAAAGGGGCGCAACATTTGCTAACTCTTAGCTACGTCGGGTTAACCGAAACCCAAGCTAATTTAATTACTGATCATTATGTTGGGCAGCAAGGTTCTTTGATCGCTTTTGATTTGCCTAGTGTGGTTTGGTCTGGATATTCGGCCGTGCCTGTAAGTGCATCAAATTATCAGTGGCAATATGCAGGCGCGTTTTCTGTTGAGCAAGGTGGGGTGACAGGTCGGTTTAATATAGAAGTAGCTCTGCTGAGCGTTTTAGCTTAAAGATGGATTTCTTCCCTTCGCTGTCGCCAAACGTCCGGGTTTACTCCGTTGGGGATGTTCCTGTTGCTCGGCAGATGGCGTTAAGTGGTGCGGCAACAAATTTTAGAAGAGGAAGCAGGCTTGTAAATCAAAATTTGCAGCTTACGTTTTCGCATTTAACAGAAACAAATATGAACCTTATTACGGCGCATTATTTGGCTGCTAAAGGAACTTATGACTTTTTCTTTGGGACAAGTGCGTTATGGGGCGATTACAGCGGGCCAGAACCAGTTCCGGCGCTTGGCAACACGGCCTGGAGATATGCAAGCCCGCCAAGTATCACCGATGTTTCTTATGACCGGTTCACCGTTGAAGTTGAACTGATAAGCCATTCTGTAGAGCAAGGTGATTTCAACCTTGATGGCGGAGGTGCAGACGGTTCAGCAGCCGTTTACATTGTTGACGCGCTTACAGCTTCAGCCACTCCGGCTAGAACCTACATCTTCAACGGGGGTGACTCATGAGCATCACTATTAATTCACTGATGCAGCAGCGCCGTGACACGGCTGCAGATTGGACATCTCAAAACCCAACGCTTCTTAATGGTGAGCTGGGATATGAAACAGATACAGGTAAGTGGAAAATAGGTACAGGCGTTGCAGCCTGGACGGCACTGGGCTATACGCCTTGGAGTCAGGTCAGTGCTTACCCATTTGTTAATGCTGATATTGCATCAAATGCTGAGATTGCTGTTAGCAAGCTTGCAAACGGGACAGCACGTCAACTGCTGCAAACTGACGTAGGTGGAACAGGTGTTGAATTTGCAAGCAACATTGATGTTCCTGGCACGCTTGACGTAACAGGTGCGGCCACGTTCGACAACAACGTCACGATTCAAGGAAATCTGACGGTTAACGGCACAACAACGACGATTGATACAACCACATTGGTTGTTGAAGATAAGAACATTGAAATTGGGAAGGTTTCGACCCCTACAGATGCAACGGCTGATGGTGGCGGCATAACCCTGAAAGGTGCCACAGACAAAACCATTAATTGGGTTGACGCGACTGATGCGTGGACATTTAGCGAACATCTGAACATCGCAAGCGCAAAAGAATTTCGCATTGCTGGGACGAAAGTTCTTGATGCAACGAGCTTGGGCACTGCTGTTGTCGGTTCTAGCCTGACCAGTGTTGGAACGATTGCGACTGGTGTTTGGAATGGCACGCCAATTGCAACGGCTTACATCGCAGATGATGCGGTAACGGCTGCAAAACTTGCCGACACCGCTGTAACGGCTGGCAGCTACACATTGAGCAGCATCACTGTTGATGCACAGGGCCGAGTAACGGCAGCATCGAACGGAACTGCTGCAGATACCGACAAGATTGTTGAAGGCGATACCGAAGCTGAGGTTGTTGACACAGGATCGGATGGTCATTTTAAAGTTACGACCGAAAACGCTGAAAGGTTCCGTGTTGGCCCTGCTGGCCAGATTGGTATTGCTGGAGCAAATTACGGCACAAGCGGTCAGGTCTTAACCAGTGGTGGGCCGTCAGGTGCAATCACTTGGTCTGCTGCTGCAGCTGGGGCTACTGGCGGTGGATCAGACGAATGGGCTTTAGAGCACGACAACACAATCACGACAACTTATACGATTGCTACTGGCAAGAATGTGATTTCTGCTGGTCCGCTTAGTATTAATGCAGCAGCAACCATTACAGTGCCTGCAAATAGTTTTTGGGTGGTTGTCTAATGGCACTGCGACTGAAAGGGCAAACCACAGGCTATGTAGAGCTTGCGGCACCTGCTTCAGCAGCGGATAACACGTTAACGCTGCCAAATGGAAACGGAACGAATGGCCAAGTCTTGACAACCAATGGGTCAGGCGGTTTATCGTTTACAACTCCATCTGCTGGGGTGAGCCTTGGACTTGCCATTGCGTTAGGTTGATCCCATGGCTGAAACTTTTAACAACGCATCCGTCAAACTAACGACGACAAATGCGACAGATTTATATCAAGCGCCAACTGGTGCGGCAACGGATCGAGCGATTGTGCTGAGTTGCTTGGTTGCCAACGTTGATGGCAGTAACGCTGCTGAAATCACAATTGCCTTGACGGACGGCAGTAATACTGTTTTAAGCACTTTGGCTAGCACAATTGCTGTTCCTCCTGATGCGTCTATCGAAATTATTGCGAACAAAGTAGTTATGAAGCAATCGCAAAAGTTGCGGGCGACTGCTGGGACCGCAAACGACCTTGAAGTAACGGTCAGTTCATTGGAGATTACATAATGAACGAAGGTGGAATTATTGGAAAACAAAATATTACAACGGCTACTTCTGCTTCTGGGATGTGGTCGGGCAATGAGGTTTTTCTACGTAACACTGTTACTGGTGAATGGCCTAGTTTTAATGCGCCTGATCCTGTCAGTTACAACGTCATAGGCGGTGGCGGTGGCGGTGGCGGTGGAGACTACACAGGAGGAGGTGCAGCCGCTGCTCTGGTGCAAGGGAGTTATTCGCCAACAGCGGGTGTAACTTATACCGTGACGGTTGGGGCGGGAGGCAATGGTAATACAGCTGGCGCGACAAGCTCTTTTTCAGGAACAGGTGTTAGCGCGAGTAGTGCCGGTGGTGGCGCTGGTAGCAGTAGTGGGAATGGGCCTGGTGGCGATAATGCTGCTTTTTCTGGTAGTGCAAGTAGCGCTTCATTCGCAGGAGGTGGCGGCGCCGGAGCTGGTGGTAATGGTGTTGCTGACGCTGCTAGTTTTAGGGGAGCGAGCGGTGGCCCTGGCGCTACATCTATCCACCCTTCAGGCTTAACTCTGGGTGGCGGTGGCGGTGGTGCAGGCTACTTTTCACCCGATGGTCGAGGAGCTGGTGGCAGTGGTGGCGGTGGTGCGGGCGGAGATTCTTCGACAAGCGGCGCAAATGGTGCTGGTAACACAGGCAGTGGCGGCGGTGGCAAGGGCGGTAACGGAGCGTCTGGTCGAGTTATTTTGCGTTATTCCGACTCATTTCTTGCTGCCTCGGCAACAACTGGAAGCCCTACAGTTACAGTTGCGAATGGATACAGATATTATGATTTTACTAGCTCTGGAACTATTGTCTTCTAATGGCACATTTTGCACTAATTAAAAATAATATTGTTCAGCAGGTTGTCGTAATTGATGACGCCAGTTTGATAAATACTGAGGGCAATGAGCAAGAAGCTTTGGGCGTCATCGCGTGCCAAACATT